ATGTTGGAGTTTAAGGTGATTACAGAACAGGAACTTTTTTAGTTATGAATAATAAGGGGTTTGGTCAATATGTAGATACTTCTTCTACAGCAAGAGTTAGAGAACTCAAGAAAAAAATTGAGGAGCAGGGAAGTAAAGATCCAGAAGATCTAATGCTTCTGATTATGGAAGTTTTTAAAGAAGAAGTTTTATATCCAGAACCAGGAAAGTTTTATACTTTTCTTTACAATCCAAAAACACCAAAAATTGAATATGATCAACATCCACTAATTGCTTGTACTTCATTAGAAAAATGGGGGTTTAAGGCAATCAATTTTCATTGGAGAATGGCAAGGCAATATACTTGGGCAGAAGTCTCAGGAAAACTTCATGTTATCAAGTACAATGAACTTGATGAACTACTTGCAATACCTTATGCAAAATTCCGTCTAAATAAATAAAAACTCTTATGTCAATGTTTAGAGAGAAACAGACATATATTTTAAGTGCCTTTATTGATATAGGGGTATTCTGATGGCAGATACACGTAACCTATCAGACCCATTTAAACTTCCAAAAGGAAATCCAGATACTAATGGGAAGCTTCCTGGTCAACAAGATTATAATAAAGATTCTCAAATAAAAAATACATATAAAATTGATATTCCGACCACAAATAATCAAACCACAGGTCAAAATAAAAACAATCCTGTTGCGATTTACAGAGTTGGTATAACACAACCAATAGGAACAATCACGTCTCAGAGTGGATTTACACCCAATCCAGCTTATCTTAGTGGGGTGTCAGCAGCAGAAGAAAAAATAAGAAAAGCAGAACAAAGAGCAGTAAGACAACAAACCGTTGAAATAAACAAGCAAGCAATTCAGCCAACAGCAAGGAAAGCAAAAATAGATCAACCGATTAAATCTAACGAAGCAAATAAGCCGGACTCATCAGATGCCAATGGAGGAAATACAAAACCAAATTCTGAATCTACTGATCTAAATCCTGAACATCTTAAAAAAATTCAAAATGCAGCAAGAGGTTATATAGGTAGGAAAGAAAAAGGATATCCAGATGAAAAAAATTTAAGATATCCAGAAAAAATGAATACTTTTCAAGATTGTATTCAATTTACGGTCATCGAATATCAAGCAAGTCAATTAGGATTGAAAAAAGACTTTGGTGGGAATAATAAATTAAGAACAACAACAGAAAAAAGAAAGTCATTAGCAACAATCACATTACCAATGCCCAGTGGAGGAATATCAGATAGAAATTCTGTTGATTGGCAAAGTTCTTCCCTTAATGCCGTTAAGGATCCCTTTGCTGATACGATAATTAATTTTGTTATAGGTGGAGCGAAGGCAGGAGCTGCTAGTCTTAAAGAGAATATTGAGGCTGTCTCCAAAGATAATCAAGATTTATTAAAAGCAATCGTGGCAGCAAAGACAGCAGAGGGAGCTCTTAATACTTCAGGTTTATTATCAAGAGTATTTGGAGTACAAATTAATCCAAATCTAGAACTTCTTTTTAATGGACCAGCATTAAGAGATTTTTCATTTAGTTTTAAAATGACTCCAAGATCAGCATCTGAAGCTAAAATAGTAAGAAACATTATAAGAACATTTAAGCAAGCAATGTCAGTCAAAAGAAGTAATTCTGTTCTTCTTTTAAAGTCTCCACATACATTTATGATTAAGTACTTAACATCAAACGAAAGACATCCATATCTCAATCGGTTTAAAGAATGTGCTCTGACAAACTGCTCTGTAAATTATACACCTGATGGGCAATATATGAGTTATAATGCTAGTGAGATAGATGAAAGATCAATGACCGCATATGAACTTTCACTCACCTTTAATGAACTCGAACCAATCTTTGATGATGATTATGATGACAATATAGATGATGCATCAGGACCATTTAAAAATATAGGTTACTGAAATGACATCATATTTCCGTCAAATTCCAAACTTCGATTATGTAAGTCGTATTGCAGAATCAAAAAATATATCAGATTATATACAAGTTAAAAATCTTTTTAAGAAAGGAAGTCTTCGCCCTGATATTTTTCAGGAACTTGCATTTTTTGAGAAATATCAAATCAGAGGAAATGATCGTCCCGACAATATTGCAGAGATTTTTTATGGTGAATCAACTCTTGATTGGGTAGTTTTATTGTCAAATAATATTATCAATATTCAAAGTGAGTGGCCGCTTTTACAAGATGATTTTGATCGTCATTTAATCGAAAAATATGGTGATTATGATGTTATTTACAATGGTATTCATCATTACGAAACTTCACTTGTTAAAAATAGTCAAGGAGTCACGATTGTTCCTTCGGGTCTTGAGGTCAGTTCTTCATATTCTGTAAGTTATTATGATTACTTTATAGATTCTCAAATAGAATCTGGAAATATTGCAATTCCAGTCACAAACTATGATTATGAGAGCAAACTAGAAGATGCCAAAAGAAATATTTACTTACTCAAACCAAGATATTTGAATATCGTGATAAATGATATGGATAATATTATGCCATATCAAAAAGGGTCTTCACAATATATTAGTGAAGACCTCAAACGTGGTGACAATATTCGTCTTTATAGTTAACTATTCTTCTACTAAACGTGAAAAATATGATAATGCATCATCTTCATCATTATTGGACTCAACTTTAGATACTGGTGCCTTACTGCGAGCATAAGATTTTTCGAGTTCTTCTACAACACGATTTTCTGTAGATGATTCTTCCTCATAAGAAGAATATTCATCTTCTTGTTCAGAAACTTCACGAGAACGTGTTGAAGATGTCTTGTTTCCAAGAACCATATTTAAACGACGCTCAAGTTCTTCATAAGACTTAAACTGATCGGGAGCAGTCACCGCAGAAAGAGAGTATTCTTTCTTCCAGATTGCTTCCATTGCCTCATCGTCATTCAGCAGAGGTTCTATTGAACCAAACTCTGATTTATCATAATTCCAATAACCATCTTTCTTGACGATTTTCAATTTAAAGTTAGCACCCTGCCAGAAATCAAATGGGTTGATTGGAGACTCATCTTCAAACTCAGGTTGCATTGCCTCCATAATCTTATCAAAGATTTTTTTCCCATACTTAAATAGAAAAACTTTATCTTCGTTTGCAGGATTAGCAGGATCCTTGACAACATAAATGTTAGAATAATAATTCAATTTACGTTTTTGTTTACGAACAATTTCTTTATTTGATTCTGTTCCAGTATTCCATAATTCACGATTATATTCGCCTAGTGGATCTTTTTGTCCAATTGTGGTCAAAGAATTTTCGATATACCAACCACCATGCCCTTCAAATGCGTGTGAATACATCTTTGCCCAGGGAAGTTCTTCACCTTCAGGTGCAGGAAGAAATCGAATCACGGCATAACCATTACCAGTCTTGTCTACCTCTGGTTTCCAGAGACGTTCGTCAACACCATTAGAGATGGTGTTCATTTTTTCCACTTCTTTGACAAGTTTAGAAGTCAAAGAACCCAGTTTAGATTGTTTCTTAAGATTTTCGAATGACATTGAATTACCTCGTATTAATAGGATTTGGCTTTTTGATTTTGCTTAAGGGATCATCCAGCCCAATATATTCTATAAATCAGATTCAGTTTTGTCAACCTGAGATTTCATCATTTCAATAACACTTTTAATATTATTAAAAATAATACTGATATCCTGTCCCAAAGGAAGTCCCATCATCTTTGTAGAATCAATGATTCTATCTTTCATTTCTTTTGCCTCTGGATCATCAGACAAACACAAACGAGTAAAAAGCACTTTTTGTTTTTCTAAAAGTTGTTCTAATAATTCTATATGATATAGTTTTTCTGTCTTTGTCATTTTTGGATAATCAAAGAGATTTCCATAAATTTCATTTTGAAGATCATGAAGTTCTTCTAATTCATCACGAACAAGTTGCGATTCAAAAAAACTCATTTTTCCTCCATAATAGATTTCTTTAAAATTTTACGATAATTGAATATATCGATATTTAGAAAAGGATTGTATTTTTTAATTTTCATTGATACAGATTTCCATACAGGATCATCAAGTTTCTTATCAAAATTAACCTTATATTTAACTATTTTATCCAATATTAACATTGTTTCTAAAGAAATATTGGATTGTAAATGTTCTTTTAAAATTTGTGGGTGTCGATTACCTTTGATTCGAAACATTTCATCAAAGTTTTGAGAGGTAAAGATCGATTCGATTTCTTCTTTAAAGATATAAGAAAGAGATTGAGTTCTTTTTTTCCACTCCATATATCTATCATCTCCCTCTTTTATGATTTCACCAATCCAAAGTCTTTCTGGATCCGTGCAGGAAATAAAGTTTGATACAAAGAACTCTACTACTTCAGCATCTGTCTTATTTCTTGAGAACTTTTCAAACCAGAATCGATCTTTACGTTTATAAAAGGATTTTACTGTTGTTCTACTTTTTCCACAATACTTATGATAATCATAAGAATCTTTTGTAAAGTGATTCTTTAATGACAAGTAGCATCGATAGGCATCATATGGCATCATTCAAAAAAGTAATATAAGAATTTTTTGTAATTGAAAAAGAAATTAAAATACTAATTTGGCACGGGAAGTTTTTTTGAGAAAATTAAGTTCCATTGCCTCATACTTAATTTTTTCTTTAAGTGGTTTTGATATAAGTTTCGGTATTGATTCTACATCAATACCATTCTGTTCACAAAAATATAAAATTGCATC